AGTTTCTGCAACATTTGATTTCTTTTGTGAAAGATATTTTACTAACTCTTTTTGAATTTCTGTTTTTGATTTTCCTTGCAATCCTTCAACAACACCCACAAACTCTGCTATATTTTTTGGTGATGATAAAATTGATGCAGGTGAATTATTATCAATCTCTCCATCGGGACTAACATACACTTTTGCAATAGAACCATATTTTTCTGGCATACTTAATGCTCTAACAATATAATCCTGTCTGGTAACTGCTCTGTTTTGAGAACCAAACATTGCAATTGCATTTTGTCTTATTTCTTCAACAGATTCTACCCCTCTACCACCAGTAGCAGATTCTAAATTCTCAACCGCAACGGATTGTTTTATTGTATTATATAAAGTTTGATTATCAATTGATAATAAATCTTCATCAAAGTCAATTCTTCTTATAGTGGTTAAATCTCCTTGATTAACATTTGATTCAACGCCACCTCCCGTTAAATATTTTACTGTCAATGTTTCTCCACTAGGAGCTATACCAAATGTATTTGTTTTTAAGAAATTAGATGGGTCAATTCCCTGGTTTAAACGAGTTACCGAATTGGCTAATCCTAATCCTACATTTTTTGTATTTGGTAATAATTTTTCATCTTCATATCCAGTAGAGGTGTTACCACTACCAAATTGTAAATCCATTGTATTATCTGAATTTACTTTTACTGAAAATCTATTTGGTACTTTTTGTACTTCTAAAATATATGGAACTGAATCAGAATTTTCTGATAATTCTGAGTTTGTCTCTGTATTTGCGTTTTCTATGAAAATACTTTCTTGTGCCAAATAAGGAACTTCATACCATTTTGTTGCACCGCCATCCGATGTTACAGAAACTATTTGAATTATTTTTTCATCATTTATTGTTGCGGATGGATAATCCGTTGATGAATTAAATAATATAGTTGTTTCCTTTTGTATTGCAGATATTGCTTTTACTTTTTTACTTATTAAATAAAAAGTAGGCTCTCCTGTATTATCTCTTTCATATACATCTATTTCTCTATCGGTTGGATTTTCAAAATCAACTGAATCCGTTGTTCTAAAAATAATATTAGAATTTGAAGTTGATTGTATTTCTAATCCATCTTTTATTTTTAAATAGTATTTTTCATCTGGTTTATTTGAAGAACCTAATCCAACTGATGGTACTAATTGATAAACCGTAATGGTTGTAACTGCAGGGGATGTTACTTTTGGTTTATATCCCATAGTTTGTGCAAGTGCAACAACATTTTTTCTTTCCGTTGCATGTGCTAACATTGATTCTTTTAATTGAACATCCTGATAGAATGATAGTATATCTCCTATTGCAGCCGCTTGCTCAACGAATACCATACCAGGAGAAGATTCATTGAAATCCGAATAACTATTTGGAAAATATGTTTTAGTAAAATCAATAAGATTTTGTTTCAGTTGGCCAAAATCTTTTCCAACATAATTTATAGTTTTATTTACATTTTTTATTGCCATCGTTCTATTGTGTATTAACAGTTATTGTTGTTGATTCTGATAGATTTGGGTTTGATAATAATGAAAACTTTATTTCTAAGTTTATAGTATGGTTATCAATATTATTATTATCCCAAACGTAATTTATTCTATCTATGTTTATATATGGTAACCATTGTCTCACCGCATCTTCAACTGCAGATTCAATTTTATTTTCAAATTCATCAGTTGAATACATTTGCTCAAATAACAAATTATAAATATCACAACCGAATTCAGGCTGCATTAATCTTTCTCCTTTTCTTGTAAGAATTAGATTTTTTAAATTTTCTCTTGCTTGAGTTAATGTAGTATAGTTGACAGAAAATATCCCAGCAGAATTTGAAGATTTATTAACTCCAATTCCAAGAATTTTATAATCATTTTCTTTTAAGTCCGCTACATTAACTTTACCAAGCTCTATTGCCATTATTTAAATCTTTTTACTAATTCACTATAATCTCTTGTCAATGCTTTTATTGTAGCATCTTGTAAACCATCGCCGGTTGATTCAAAATTTGGAACATTAGATGGCACATTTACATCTCTAAAATCCATTGTTTCCCACTCACTCTCATCTACTCTTAATTCTGGTTTAATCATATCTAATACACTTCCAACCGCTTGAGCACCTTCTTTTCTTTGTTCTGCCGTAAATGGCTGAGTCATATTCAAAATCTCATTTATCATTGGGTCTTTTGAAAATTCCTTTACAGGTCTTTGTGTTTGTTGAATTGGTTGCGGTCTTCTAACCGGTGTGGGAGCAACTTCTGTCATCTCTCTCAATGATGGAGCAGATGGTTTCTTCTGTGAGTTTAATGTAACTGCACCAGATTTGATAAGCTTGGTTAATTCTTCTTTAACCTGTTGCTTAACTTCGTTTTTAACAACTTCTTTGATTAAAGTTAATAAAATTTCTGATTTCATAATAATTGTTTATATATGTTTTAGTAATAAATATTTGATTTAATAATTTATCCAATCGCCGGTAATTTTATATTTCCAATCGTTGGTATAGCAGGTTTTATCATTTCTAGACTAGGAAACGTTGGTAGTTCCGGTAATGCCGGTATCTCGGGTAGTTTAGGTATTTCAGGTATTTGAGGTAATTCAACGGTTGATGGAAAATCTGGAATCATTGGTCCATCTATTACTGTATAACCCGTCCATTGAATTATTGCGGGAGCAGGCGGTGCCGGTGGTGGGTATTGAGCCATTACAGACATTGTACCGCTAACCCCTAATAAATGAAATTTTGCAACATTTATGAATGGGTCAATCATTATATTTGTTTTTGTACTCCAAACAATATTAGGTGGTATAAAATTAAAATATGGTATATCAGGAACTAATCCTTTAATAGCATCAAACGCCATAGCTTTTAATTCTTCTAAACTAGGAATAGCATCATCAATCATTTTTTTAAATTCTTCTTTGGTAGGAAGTTTTGGTATTGTAATGTATTGTGATAAATCTATTTTTGGAATAGCACCGTTTATTGTATCTTTTACGAATTGTTTTATTTCTTTTTTTGTAGGCAAAGGTTTTGGTATACTGTTTGCCAATGCAATGGCAGCTTCCACTTGCTGAATTATTGGTTGTAATATAATTTCTTCAACTGCTGCTATTATTTGTTTTTTTATTTCCTCAACTGCTTTATCAATTAACTCTTCTTGAATCTTGTCAATTATTTGCTGTCTTTTTGGTAATTCTGGAAATGGAAACTTTAAAGCCTTTTTAATTTGAGCTCCTATTGCCGGTTTTTTCTTTTTTGCTTCTTCGTATTTTTCGTAAATATCTTTGGCCTGTTTTATTACAGGATGATTTTTTATTTCATCGGCAACAGGTTCTTTCTTTATTAATTTTATAATTGTGTCATAAACATTTACATCTCCAATAGGGGGAATATTTACTGTTGTATTTTTTAAATTATCAATTAGACCTTTTAAAGTTTCAACTAAGGCTTTATGTATAGCAGCACTAATTGTTAATTGTATTGGATTTGGTCCAATATTCATAATTGTTCCAGGAGCAGGTGGAGTTGATGGCCATCCGCCGGGTTTTAATAAAGGATTTGGAATAGGGGCCATTTCTGCTCCCAACCAATATGCATCAAATGCCGAAGGATATATTTCTGCTAAAATATTAAAATTTTCTCCACCATTTTCTTGTCCTTTTTTTAAAGCATCTTTTATAACGGATGCCATACCTGTTACGTTTCCATTCATAACGGGCACACCATAAATCATATCTCCACCTCTTTTAATACATTTATCGTATTCCTTTGCATACATTAATGCAAAAGAATCAAGATCCTTCGCGTATTGTCCAGAAACCATTTTTAATAATATGTTTAATTTGAAAATGGCCCACATATTATGATTTACTTAAATAGTTTCTAGCGGATTCTATGATTTTTAATTTACCCTTTATCGCTTTAAATACTGCTTGATTTACAGGACCAACTCCGGTAGGTCCTACTGGTGTTGGATATACCTGCTTTGTAATTGCATCTAATATTTCTTCTAATATTTTAATCAATTCACCTGCTAATACCATTCTTTGAAAATCCTCACCGGCTTTACCAGATGTTTTCTTTACACCACCCAACCATATAATCCCAGTGTTATCCGAAGATAAAACTATATTTTTTTTTGTTTGTAAAATGATATTATTATCACTATGTATATGGGAATCTCCTATCGAGTCTACACTAAATTTACCATCTGTAATTATTCCGGTGTTTCCTTTACCAAATATTATAAATTCATTTGCTTTAGCAGATAATACTATTCTATCAGAATTTACGGTTAATTGGTCTCCTCTCAAACTATCGGAAGATGGAAAGTTTTTAAATGCAATTTTTTGTTTTGTTACAGTTGGTTTTAGTTTAGTATCAACTTTTCCAGATGTAATGTATATAGATGTACCATCTTTATTAATATCCTCGTCTACTAATGTTCCTATAACTTTTGAATCTAATTCAGGATTTTGCTTATTTCTTAAATAAATTCCAGGTGTAGAAGTTTTTCCATCTTCTGTTAAGAAAAATTCTGAAAATCTTATTGTATTTCCAACTCTACCAGATAATATAGTATCTCCTTGTCTCGGTTTTAAGAATTTAATTTTTTCATTTATACTATATTCAGGAACTGAAGATACTTCACTTGAATTTTGTGTTGTTGATGTTCCGGTTTGTTGAGTTGTTTTATATTTTTGATTCTTATCAGAAGTATCTTCTTTTTGTATATTATAATCTGAAAATTTCTCAGTAGTTTTATAATCTTGTCTATAATTTGGATATAATGTGTTACTATATGGTAAGTAGAAGAAATCAGTTCCAACTTGTAAAATTAATATAGTTTCTCCTACTAATGGTAAAGTAAAATTATTTTTGTCAAATGGAAAAGCGTGGTATAATTGATTGATTGAAAATGAATCATCCTGTTTAAAATCAATTGCACCGTAATATCTGGTATCCGTATTTGATAATTTATCATTATCATTATACAATACTAAACTATCCGATACATTTCCTTCTTCACCTTTGGGATATTCTAAAAATTCCTCTTCCGATGTATATACTTTTGAAACGGTTGATAAAAACGCGTTAAAGTTTGAAGTCTTTTTATTAGCAGAATCGTTATAATTGGTTACATCAAACATTATATTTTTGTTTTAATTTCTTCAATTTCTATTTCTAAATCATCCATTTTTTCTTTTGTCTTTTCTTCAACTGCATTAATAGTATCTTCCATATCTTGCAGTAATTGGGCTTTTTCTGTTTCACTTAACCAACCATCTTCACCAATACCCTTTGCTTCAGCTGCTGCTAATCTTTGTGCAATAGTTGCAAGTTTAATTAGGTGATCATCGTTCTTAACTGATACCTCAATAAGGTCTTTTATGATTGGAGCAATAACAGTTGCTTCACCAACATTACGAATCAATTTACGAAGTGATTCAATCAATTCGGAAATATTTTTCTTTTTGTTTTGTTGGTTTTCGTATATATCTTTAAATAATGATGATAAATTTTTACCATCAAATAGTTGAAATTCTGCACTCATGTCTTAATATTCTTTATAAATAAATATTCTTATATTATAAAGTTAAATTTTTATATCACCATTATCCATAAACTGGTTGTATAATTCCATTTGTTTGTCTCTCATTTTGTTGACAACCTTTGTTATGTAGTGTGTTGGATGTCCTGTCATTTCTCTAATAAGAAGATATAAAGATTTTTTATTAAATGATTCAATGTATTCTGCTCTTCGGAATAATTCTAATACTGCATCTGCAATCTGAATGTCTCTTTTCTTTTGGAAATAATTTTCTAAATGAGTATCCCAATATGCCAACATTCTATTGTTAAATGTTCTGTACTCATCATTTCTTTCTTCTTCTCTAAAATTATTTTCAGTATCAAATGATTCGGGTAGGCCGGACATTATATCTGTATCTTTGTATCTTTTGTAGTTTGCGTTATTGTTTAAGATTAGATAGTTTCTTGCAACA